ATTGTCAAGCTGGCACTGCTCACCCATGCGCTGGCCAGCACCGATGACATCCTGCCTGACCCTGACAGCACCGACCGGCGCGGCTGGTGGGGTGATCTTGAGGCCGACGATATTTGGAATGGCTGGCCGATTGGCTGCAAGCTGTGGCTGCTCGAGCGCGCCAAGATCACACCGGCTGAGGCGCGCGAAGGCTCAACCCTGGTGCGCGCCGAACAATATTGCCAGGTTGCTTTGCAGCCGATGATCGACCAGGGCATGTGCACAGCCTTCACCGTCACTGCCACGCGCGGCAGTCTTGAGCGCATTGATGTAAGCATCATCATTTATCGTGGCCCGTTGCCGCAGATTGAGCTGCGCTTTCAAAACCTGTGGCTTGAACTAGGACCGTAATGGCATGCCGTGGACAACCCCTAATCTAAGCGCGGTGCGGCAGACCGTGCGCGGGGAAATCACCACCGCCCTGGGGCGCGCCACGTTTGTCGGCAACAGCGTGTTGCGGGTCATGGCCGACGCCACAGCAGCGCTCACGCATCTGGTGTTGAAATACATTGACTGGCTGGCGCTGCAGCTCCTGCCTGACACAGCTGAAACCGAATGGCTGGACCGGCACGGTGATATTTGGCTGGTCAATGCCGATGGCACCACAGGGCGCAAGTCATCGGCCACGGCATCAGGGTCAGTGACCATGACCGGGACACCGGGCATCGTTGTCCCTGCAGCAACGCAACTGAGTGATGGCACAATCACCTATGCCACCACAGCCGACATCACGCTGGGCAGCAGCCCGGTGGCAGTGAACATCACTGCCATTGATCCAGGGGCAGCCGGAAATCATGTTGCTGGTGACATCCTCAACCTGGTGTCCGCGCTGCCAGGTGTTGATGGCTCAGCCACAGTGGTTGACCTGAGCGGTGGTGCCGACACCGAAACTGACAATGAATTGCGCCAGCGCATCCTCAAGCGCATCCAGCAGCCGCCGATGGGTGGCTCCGCATCCGATTATGAGCAATGGGCGCTGGCTGTGCCTGGTGTGACGCGCGCATGGGCTGCACCTGAGCAGGGCACTGGCACCATCACGGTGCGCTTTCTGATGGATGACCTGCGCGCCAGTGATGACGGCTGGCCGACCCCCGCCGACATCCAGACTGTTGCCGATTACATCGACACCAAGCGGCCGGTCACGGTCAAGGATTGCTATGTGCTGGCACCCATCAAGCAGTTCATTGACATCACCATCGCCAACCTGGTGCCCGGCACTGCCGAGGCGCAGGCAGAAATCGAGCAGAGCATTCGTGACATGCTGTTCGTCAAGGCCGCGCCAGGGCAGACGATCTACGCATCATGGATTAACTTCGCGATTATGAATGCCCCCAGCGTTCAGTCATTCAACCTGATGACCACTGATGACTATGTGATGCCAGCACCAGGCTACATGGCGGTGCTTGAAACCATCTTGTACGAGTAGCGCAATGAGTGACCGGCACCTGCGCCGATCCGGCTCTGACTACACGCAAGCCTTCCTGGCTTTGCTGCCGCAGGGCCAGGCCTGGCCGCGCCATTTCGACAGCCTGCTGGTGCAGGTCTGCAAAGGGCTGTGCGAATATTGGGGGTTTGTCGATAAGCGCGCTGCCGACTTACTCGAGATTGAGAGCGACCCGCGCACGACCGTGGAGCTGCTGCCGGATTGGGAGCGCAATTGGGGTCTGCCTGATCCCTGCTACACCGCGCCGCAATCCATGTATGAAAGGCAGCTGGCCCTGGTCATGCGGATGACCATGCTGGGTGCACAGTCGCGCGAGTTCTTTATCGGCATCGCGGCGCAGCTTGGCTACACCATCACCATCACAGAGTATCGCACCTTTGTTGTCGGTCTGGATCGCTGCGGCGACAATCGCGTGTACGGCGACGGCTCCAACCCCATGTATAACGAATGGGGCATCCCGATTAAAAATCCGCACGGCGACAATATTGCCGATGGCGAATTATCCGAGTGGCCTTACTACGGCATCGGCCCTGATACCAACCGCTGCTATTGGACCGTGCATGTTGATCAGGCCAAACTGACCTGGTTTCGCTGCAACAGCGGCCAGTGCGGTGTGGATCCGCACTTGCGCATCGGCACCGCTGACGATCTGGAATGTCTGCTCAACCGCTGGAAGCCAGCACACACTGAAATCATCTTTGACTATTCCGGCTTGAGCAGTCCTGGCGATCCGATGGCCGGGACGCCGTAACTCCACTTTTCGTTTTGCTCTGCACACCTCGGGCGGCTGTCACCGGCAGCCCTAGAGAGAGGAAACTGCGTTTATGAAATACAATCAGCCATACGGTGCACCCGGTTCAAATGATCCGTATATCAATGGCAACCCATCCACCGGCACGATGGGGTCAATCCCGCCAGCAGCTGCGATTGAATTTCCGCAGCGCGAGATTGCCAACCTCATCGCTGCTTGTGGCCTGACACCCGACAACGCCGATCTGTATCAATTGGCGCGCTCAATCCAGAGCGGCAAGGTTATTTATGGCGTCGATACTGGCTCCGCGACAGCCTACGCGGTCGCACTCAATCCTCCATTGCTTGCCTATGGTGATGGGCTGGCGATCTGGGTGTTGCCTGCCAACTCCAACAGCGGCCCTGCCACGTTTAACGTCAACGGGCTTGGTGCCCGCAACATTGTACGGCGCGGCGGCACAGCATTGTCAGCAGGTGACATGCCTGCAGGCTACAAGTCGTTGCTCACCTATAATGCCTTGCATAGCAATTTTGAATTGTACGGCACCGGCTTTACACCGGCGGGATTCCTCCCGGTCCTATCCGCCAATATGACGCTCTATGTCAACGGCTCGATCGGCGACGATTCTCTCTATGACGGCACGGCGGCAACGGTGAGCGGGCCGCACGGCCCGTTCAAGACGATCACGCGAGCGATGGCCGAAACATTCAAATACGGCCCGTCGCTCTACACCATGACCATCAATGTCGCGGCGGGCACCTACAATGAGACGTGTCAGACGCCACAGGTGCGCGGCCCGTCCATCATCATCAATGGCGCAGGGGCAGGGAATACGTTTGTAACTGGCGGGGCCGACACGCATACGTTTTTTTGCGGCAACGGCAACGTCATGACGATTCAAAATATTTGCGGGCAAGCTCTGAATGGCACCTTTGGGCCGCCGAGCATTTATGTTGCCGCCAACGGTGGCTTGATAGTGACCAACAATACGGCGTCGAACGGTGCCAACGGTGCGGTGTTTTGGGCCGACAATTCGGGACTAATGCAGATTGGCAATCATACGTTCAATTCCGGCAGCACCATCAACATCGGGTTTTTTGCCGCCAATGCGGTTATTGCCGCCTACGGGGCGAACAAAACGGTTTCAACATACACATTCGGCGGCTCTGTTGCTGTGACGGGTGCGTTTGCAACCGCAATCGGAGGCGGCTCGGTCTGGGCTGCTCCAGCTCCCTATACAAGCGTTTTTGCCAACAGCGGCTTTGTCGCTGGCGTAAAATTTAATGTCAATCTCAACGGTGTCATCGTCTCGCAGGGCATGGGGATTAACTATTTTCCGGGAACCTCTCCCGGCGTGATCTCGACCGGCGGGCAATATTCCTGAATCGGAGAACGCACCAATGTTCAACGCGCGCGATTGGTATTGGCATGTCGGCGGCGACGAGACGAAAGCCTACTCGTCAAAAAGCAATACCTATGTCGATCCGGCTAGCGATGCCGATTATGCGGCCTGGGCGCAAATCAACGTGCAACCAACACCAATCGGAAGCGAGGCCGAAATATGGTTTTACGTTGCAGCATTCTTACCTGCCTGGTTGTGGAACGGCACCACAATGTCGCAACTGACCGCGACGACCTACAGCAAGGCGCAGCTCACAGGTTACACCGCTGACGCGCGCTGGCGAAAAGAACAAGGAGGCCTGACACTTGCATCAGGCATGCCGATCATCACTGATGACCGCGCGCAAGCAAAGATCAACGGTGCACGGATCGCGGCGTTGGCGACCAAGTGGTATGCCGCCGATGGCATGTTTTATGATCTGACTTCCGCACAGGTGATTGCCATGAGTGATGAGCTGCAGGCGCATATCAATAATTGCTTTGTGATCGCGGCTGATGTGCAAGCGCAGATTACGGCAGGGGCCATCACCACGTGCGAACAGGTTGACGCGGCTTTCGCGTGAAGGGCAAGTGCACATGGCGGCCATCGTCAACATCACCGTAACGAACGACGCGGATTTTTATCGCAAGTTTCAATACCTGATGGACACATCAGGTGCACCGATCAACATGACTGGAGCATCCCTGGAAATGATGCTGCGCAGGCATGCGGCTGATGTTGAGGCCCTGCTGCGCCTCGCCACCGATACTGGTGAGATTGTGCTGATCAATCCTGCACTCGGCCTGTTCACAGTTTTGATTCGCCAGGATGAGCTGGAGCGCCTTGGCCTCGGCAGCTTTGATCATTCCAACATCATGACCCAGGGCGGCCTCAAAACAAAAATCTGGAGCGGCACGCTGACCAACAATGCAGGTCCGACACGATGAGCGATGTTAGCTCTGCAACAGACCGCGACGTTGCCATTGATCCTGCCGGTGGTGCAGTCGTGGTGTTGTATCCCGACGATGTTGAGACAATAGCAACAGGTGAGCAGGGACCGCCAGGGCCGCCCGGCACACCAGGAGGACCACAGGGACCGCAAGGCCCACCCGGTTTACCGGGACCAATGGGACCGGCAGGACCGAACGGCGCAAATGGTCCGCAAGGCCCGAAAGGCGATCCTGGCCCGACCGGTGCGGCAGGGCCGACAGGCCCGCAAGGGATACAGGGACCAGTAGGAGCTGCAGGGCCGACAGGGCCGACAGGCGCTGACAGCACAGTGCCGGGACCAACCGGCCCGGCAGGGCCGACAGGCCCAGCTGGCGCGACAGGATCACAAGGATCGAAAGGCGATACCGGCGCGACAGGCCCGCAAGGGCCAGCTGGGGCAGATGGTGCCGGTGCACCTGGCACCGCGCCGCCGCTCATGGACAGCACGGCGGCGGTCGGCACGTCGCTGTTATTTGCGCGCCAGGACCACATTCATCCGAGCGATACGTCGCGCGCGGCGGCCAATACGGTCGTCCGCTATGACACCGCGCAAGCATTAACCGCCGCGCAACAGCAACAGGCGCGGCAAAACATTTTCGCCGCGCCGTTCGACGCGATGGCCTACAACGGCTTGCAGATTAACGGCGGCATGGAGGTCAGCCAGGAACGCGGAACAGCCGCGATAAGTTCAACCGGGTTTTATATCTGCGACGGCTGGAAGCATGGGTTTGTCGGCACAATGGGAGTTAGTAGCTCACAAGCCGCGTCCGTTGGCGGCCCGTTTGTCGCTCTCGGGTTTCCTTATGTGCTAATTGTTGCCGTTTCTACCGCTCAAGCGGCGCTTGGTGCTGGTGATTACCTGTTTATTTATCAACCGATTGAAGGATTTCGCATTGCTCGACTCGCATGGGGCACCGCCAACGCGCAACCGCTCACCATTGGTTTTTGGTCGTCGCATCATCGACCGGGACTTTACAGCGGTTCGATTCGCAACAGCGTCAGTGGTACGCCAAACCGCTCTTATACGTTCACCTATACGCATAGCGTTGCAGACGTTCCTCAATACAACACGGTCACTATTCCCGGTGACACGACGGGGACATGGGCGGTTGATAATTCGGCTGGAATATTGCTGACGTTCTCGATGGGGTGTGGCGCAACCTTTACTGCACCATCGGCAAACGCCTGGCTGGCGGGAAACTATCAAGCCGCACCGGGGCAAATCAATGCCGTCGCCGCAACGTCAGACATATTCCGCATTACCGGTGTGACCGTGCATCCCGGCAACGAAGGGCCGAGCGCGGCGCGCTCGCCGTTCATCATTCGGCCTTACCCGCAAGAGTTGGTTTGGTGTCAACGGTACTGGCAATTGGTCTATCCCGAAGCGCGATGGTCCGCGACAACCGGATCGGTATGGATGATCTACGTCCACATGCTTTCGGTGGAAATGCGCGGCCTTCCCACGATAGCACAACTTGCGCCGGGAATATCCGGCAACGCTTCCGCCTTCACGCTGAATGCCTTGTCTGGCAGAGAATTGCGGGTGCAACTCACCAGTGCTGCCGCCGGGGACTGTTATTGTATGCAGCGTACCTTTTCGCTGGACGCGAGGCTGTAATGGCCGACTATCAACTCACCGACAGCGACGTTGTGATCCGCACCGTCGACGGCGCGTATATTCCGAACGATCCGGCCAATCGCGACCGCGACGCATACGAGCAATGGCTTGTCGACGGCGGTGTGCCTGATCCGTATGTGCCGCCCGAGCCAGTAGCACCGGAGCCGCAGCCCGAGGGCGTATTGCTTTATGATCACGAAAACCGCTTGCGCGCATTAGAGGGGCAGCCACCGCTGACGCTTGGTGACTTCATTGCCAAGACAACGCAGCAAGCCGCGCCAGGACCAAAGCGCAAACGGAAATGATGACCAGCGCCAAGCCATGGTTTTATGTGGTCGGCTTTGCTGTTGTGATGATGCTGGCAGTCGGTAGCATGATCTATTCGCAAAGTGATGCTCAACCGGCGAAGCCTGTCTGTGTCACCGACGAAGACCGCGTCCACATTCGCGCGCAGGTGCTTGCGGCGGTTGATGATGCATTCAGGGATAACATCAAGCATCTGTTCACCGGTTGGCTCAAAGACGCTCGCGACCAACCGGGGCGCGCATCTGCAGGCCTGCAGAGTTCAATTGTTGCCTACCAGCGCGCGCGAGCCGACGCGCTGAAATGGACGCCAGCAGCTTGCTAAGGAAGGACCGCAAATGATGCTCAGCCTGAAAGGCAAGGTGTCGCATTTCGGCGGGCCAAACGATGAGGGCGTGGCACCGGATGAAGGCCTGGCTTTCATCAGTGCCGTTGACCAGGCACCGCACCTGTTCCTGAGCTACCAGCCGGAAGGCACCACAGGCCTGGCGCGCAGGCTCAACCCGCAGACCTACTACATTGCCTGTCGCTGGGACTATGACGAGACGCCTGCCTACATGCTGCTTGAGGAAATGGCCCTGGTGCATGCGCCCAAAACAGGGCGTTCGCTCAAGTTATATCCGGCCGATTGGGGGCCGCATGTTGACACCAATCGCGTGGCGGATATTTCCCCTGGTGCCATGGAAGTCCTGGGCATCACCACCGATGAT